AATAAATCGTGACACTTACTTTGTGGATAGCGAAGGAAATCAGATAAAAACAGAACGTCCTATCACTTGGGAAGAAATTAGAGAGGAAAGGGATAGAGAGTTGTCTGAAACTGATTGGTGGGCTATGTCAGACAGGACTATTACTGATGCACAGAAAAACTACCGAACTTTCCTAAGAAACTTACCAACGAACTACTCAACACCCAAAGAAGCGCAAACCGCTTGGCTTGCGTATGATATGGCTGGCCTGTGATACTATGCCAATAAATCGTAAACTACAAAATATCATAGGCACAGAACACATAACCGATGCGGCTGAGACTGCCATCGCTGCACAGGCAAGCGGTGGGGCGACTGTCGCTTTCAAGAACGTAGCCGTTTCCGGGCAAGATAACGTTGTTGCCGACGCTGCTACCGACACGCTTACTCTAGTTGGTGGAACTAACGTCACACTTACCACTGACGCTTCCGCCGACTCGGTTACTATCACCGCTGCTGGTGGCAGCAGTCAAATCAGCCACACACCTCAGCTTGCCGTTCCCCTTTTCGACGCAGCAGGGGGAGTAGTAACCGTATATCCCCTACTAGCATCAGGTCAATCCGGTTATGGTACAACAAGCAACTTGTGGAATGACAGCGTTGGGACAACGACTCTTTTCCTATGGCCCTGCATAGCACCCGCTACAGGAACTATAAACGGGCTTCAACTAAGAACAGGTCCGGCGGCTGGTGATGACCTACACATCGGTCTATACAAGTCGGACGCCAACGGACTCCCTAACGGAGCCGCTGCATTCAGCACTACTATAAGCCCTGCTACCAATACAAGTTACTCTCCCACCATAAGCGTTTCAGGTGTTACCAAGGGAGACATACTTTACTTTGCTACGTTTGGGCAATCCAACAGAACTAACTTACGAGTCACAGACGTATCAACAGGTGGCACTTTCACAGTTCCAAGAGGTGTTGCTTCAGTGAATTACTCGGCTGGTGGCAACCAACAAATTACTCGACTTTCAGGTCAGACCAACGGGGTCTTTCCGACACTATCATCGTCCACCGCATACACCGGCACAGGAGAACCGGCCTATGTGCCGAGGATAGGTATAACGTTCTCATGAGGTGATTGAATGACAAAGAGAAAATTAATGACGCAACAGGCTGACGGCTCATGGGTGGAAAGCACATTCGATGCAACTTGGTCTGAGATACTACCGGAAAGAATATACTTGTTAAAGAAGACTGACACATGGTATCTATCCGACAGGTGGGCGCAGTTGACAAGCGAGCAGCAGACAGCACTTAACACCTTCAGGCAGACTCTAAGAGACTTGCCGCAGAACCACGACAACGCCAATGACGCCTTCGACAACTTCCCTGACCCCGAAGATTGGATGGTGAAGTGATTGCCTACGAGAAGACCCGATGAGAACCGAGCCGCCTTCATCAACAGGTGCATGGCCGACACGAAGATGAACCGTGAGTTCCCTGAGCGTGAGCAAAGGTACGCAGTCTGTTTGAGTTACGCAGACAAGACGGCTGATGAGAGGTCAACCCCTGCGCCCAAGAAAGACAGAATCAAGGGTAGTCCCAAGAACAAGCCGGGTTCTGCCAAGCCCGGTGGTAAGGTGACTTTCTCCGAGAGTGTCACTACCTCGCTTAAGAATAAGGTAAAAGCGCACAATGAGAAGTCAGGTCGCAAGGTCACACTCGGTATGCTCAAAGCGGTTTACAGGAGAGGTGCGGGCGCATACTCCACTTCCCACAGACCCGGAATCAGCAGGGCCGCATGGTCGATGGCGAGGGTCAACGCATTCCTCAAACTTGTGCGCTCAGGTAGGCCATCCAACCCCAAATACGTTCAAGATAACGACCTTTTGCCGAGAGGACACCCAAAGAAGGGTAGCGGTAAGAAGGATTAATAAGTCACTATTTTTCTTTGGTCTTCATGTCGTGCGGATGCGGTTGCGGTGGAGAGCAAGTTGCATACGAGGATTGGGGTGACACGGATGTCACCGCAGCAGAGTATCAAGGTCGTAATGTTACACTTAACAAGCCTTTCCGTACTCCCGGTGCTAATAAGAAATTTGGAGTATATACTAAAAATGACAGCGGCAATGTTTTTTTGGTGAGGTTTGGCGACCCCAACATGGAGATAAAGCGCGACGACCCTCAGAGAAGAAAGAACTTTCGTTCCCGTCATAACTGTGACAGCCCCGGCCCGAAGCATAAGGCTAGGTATTGGTCATGTAGACAATGGCGCGGCGGAAATAAGGTGGAAGCAATGGAAGAACCATGTGGATGTGGATGTGCTGATGAATGTGATTGTGAGGGAGAATGCGTATGCGCTTCCGATGTACGTGCTGATATGTTGAGGCGTGGTGTCTATGACAACCCCGGTGAGGCTATGGAAGAGGCAAAGAAGATGGGTTGTGATGAGATACACCAACATGATGAAAACGGCAAGACCGTCTTCATGCCATGCAAGACTCATGAGGAATACATGAGCAAGAACAAGGGCAAGGATGTCGAGGTCGAGAGTTACTACATGAAGAAGAACAAGGAAGAGGAAGAGGCTTCCTATCATCACAAGAAGACAAGTTCCTGTGACCCCGGCTACGAGAAGAAGGACGGAAAGTGCGTCAAGGTGGCTGTCACGTTAGAGATTGACATAGAAGAAGTCGAGGCAAAGGTCATGGCCGAGACAGGAGAAACCGTGTACGAGATACGCGGAATTGCTTTCCACGAGGGTATGAACAAGAACAAGTGGTCGCTCACACCTGCTGGCGCAAAGTCAGTGGTTGACCAAATGCAGGGAGCAGATTTAACTCTCATGCACCCCAAGGCTAACGAGCATGGTGCGGGTTTTACGCGCAACATGGAAGGTCTTGAAGAATCAAACGTCGGCTACATCGTCAGCGCAACCTTCCTGACAACCAACGCTGGTTATGATGTAAGATACGTCGCACACGTTACACGCGAAGAACTGTTCGCCTCTATGGAGGACGGCCTTTGGAAGCAAGAGGGCTATGGAGTCTCTATAGGCGGTTCGGGTATTCCCGTATCGGCTGACGAGGATGGCCTCGTCTTTGGCGAAGACTTCACTTTCGACCATCTCGCTCTTGTCAGGAGGCCGGCATACGATAGAGCCAATGTTGAGACAGTGGAAAAGAAAGAATTGGAGAAAGCACCAGTGATTTCATCCGAATCCGAGCAAAATATTATAAGTCATTCAACTCCTGCTGAGAATATTAACCCAATGGTGATTGCTATGACCGAAGAAACAATAATTGAAAACACCGAGGCAATGGAAGCACTACAAGCCGAAATCGTCCTCGCTAACAGCCGAATTGCAGAATACGAGGCAGAAGCAGCCGCTCGTGTCGAGGCCGAGAGAATGGTCCTCGTTGAGAAGGCTTCAGAACTCGGAATGTCAGGTCACGATGACCTATCGACCCCAACCCTTGAAACGCTCATCGCGTCATGGGAAGCCTCCCACCCGGAGCCAACCCCAGTCGAGATGACCTCAGTAGAGTCGGTCGAGAAGCCAGTCGAGGCTTCTATGCCCGGCGAGGAAGAGAGGCCAATGGTTTCCAACTACCTCAACGGTAAACTCGTCAGCAACGACGAGAGAATTTACTCCAAGGCTTGGAATGCTTGGGCATCCGCTTGGAACAAGACACTTGCAGCAGATGAGCGCAACAGAATGAGTGCGCCATCCTATGATGCAATGAAGGAGATGATTTGAAATGTACGGAGAAGGAGCAGACCCACGAAACGCAACACTGAAAGCAAGCACGACTGTCAGTGGCAAAGGACTACTACTCGTGAATGATAGCACAAACAACACGCTTGACCTATGTGCTGACGGAGAAATCGCAATCGGAGTCTCCGCAGGAGAGTCGTCAAGAGGCGAAGACCAAGCACTTGAGACATCCGGTGCTACAGTCGCTTACTACCCACTCGGCGGAGTCCTCATGGTTCAGTCCGAGGCTTCACAGACCTACACAACAGGACTAACTGTTTACGTCGGTGCTTCCGGTCAAGTTATAGACAGCGACGACCACTCATCCAAGAAACTTGGCCTTTACGTCGGTGAAGGCGCTGCATCTGTAGCCGCTGGAACTCTTATCCCTGTAATGACTGCGGGGGCAGCAATAGCCTGAATAGGTTAAGGATAATTTAAGGAGATGAAAAGTATGAATCAGACACTAGAACAGATACTAAACGTAGAAGCAGCAGCAGGACCATTCGCTCCCGGCGATGCAGTCCTTGAGCAGACCTTGAGAGATTTCATCCAACTACAGTCAAACACAATCGCTATCGCCACCGACCTCGTTGGTGTCCGAAGCGTTCCTTGGCTATCGTTCACATGGTACACGGGTGTTGTAGGAACTTTCTCCTACCCACTCGATGACATCGCCATCACTGACCCAACCCACCTTGGCACGGCTAACTACAGCACCAAGTTGGAAAAGGGACAGGGCCGATGCACTTTCCTCGACGCTGTAAGGCTACGAGGCGAGTCCTTTGAGAACATCGACAGGCAGCAGTTGGCTATCGTCCGCGCTCGCGCTGATGTAATAGACAACCACATCCTAACTACGCTCGCTGGCGGTGCAGACAACTCTGTGGCTGCTACGGCTGTGTTCGGAAGCGGTTCCGCTGATGAAGAGGGAGACATCCTCGGTGCTATGGACGACATCTTCGCTAACGCAAAGGTGTCGGGCAACGAGCCACTCGCTCTAGTCCTTCCTGCTGACAAGAGAAGCGCCATCCTCAACACGACTCTATACGGAAACGTTGTCGAGTCCCTTGGCGACCACTTGAAGAGAATAGCAAACCTAAGCATCTACTACACCCGTGACTTCGGTTCCTCGTCTGCTCTTGGCAACGACGCCCTACTCATGGTTCCCGGTGCTGAGACTGCTGAGTTCTTCACCTACAACGGTGCTGGATTCCAAGAGACTGAGTTGACAAGACTACCCGGTGTCGGTTTCGACTGGCTCCTAACTGGCTACATGGGCAGCGTTGTTCACGAGCATCAGGACGGCGCTTCCGCTAACAAGAACCACAGGATAGTCAAGTTGACCGGAGTACGCTCCTGATTGGTGATTAGATGCCGGAAAAGGCAACTAAGAAGAAAGCACCTGCTAAGAAAGCAGCACCTAAGCCAAAGGCAGCCCCTAAGAAGGCTGCTCCTAAGCCTAAACCAAAAGCGCCATCTAAAGCGAAGATGTCTGCCGAACTCAAGGAGAAGGGAATACCTCTCCCTGAGTCCGGTGAGGCTTCTGACATGGAACACAGGTTGAAGCACTGGCTACCCGGAATGGGCTACATGGTGAGAATACACCGCAATGCGGGCAAGAGATATGCAGACCACCCTCTATCCCTACTGACTGCTCCAAGGAAGGCTCTATACTGGCTTCCAGCAAGCGAGATGACAGATAAGATTCTTGCGACCAAGAGAGTTGTCATTGTAGGCCGCGTTGCGAAACCTTCTGCTAAAATGGTAGTCATAGACGTACCATCGGATTACGAAGAGAGGTTTGGAAATGGCGGTAACAAGTGATAACATCCGCGATTTACTGAACAGACCTCGTGGATTAAACAACGCGACCATTACCGAATACATTACTATCCGCACGGCGGAAGTGAATAAGAAAGCGCGTGCCGCAACTTATGTGGGTGTAACGACCAACGCTCCCACTGACGCTTTGAAAGAGTCGGCAATCAAATTCATGGTATGCGTGGACTGCCTACGTGTCCTCATAGACACAATACCAGCCGTTGTTCCTGAGAAGGACAAGGGTACATCAGATATCAGATTCAATAAACAGTTAGCGTCGTTTGAGAAGCAAGCGGAGGCTGCAATGGCAGCCATAGAAGAGAGAGGCGGAACTGCGTTTTATGTGAAGGGTACTGCGTCTAAAGTAAGCGGTACTACAAGCGGCGAACTATCCGGCTCTCTCTCATCACATTGAGGGATAAGG